CCAAAATTCTCATGTCCACAATATCAAAGTGAGAAAGTTTTGGGCCAAAGACGCAAGCCGACCGCGCTTTTAGAGTTGCAGGGCGCTTTCAAAAAGAATCCTGACCGCGGAAGAGCAAGGGAGAGCGAACCCGAGCCTGTAGCTGAATTGGGTGAACCTCCCGCGATCATGTCAGAGCAAGAGCGGGACGCGTGGGCGGAGCTTAAAAACATCGCGCCGCCGAGAGTTCTGACCATCTCCGACCGTTGGTTGGTCGAAAGAGCCTGCAAACTGATGGCTTTGTCTCGGCAATCCGGTCTCAGCGTAGGGCAAGAGTCGCTTCTGTCTGGGTATCTCTCAAAAATGGGCTTGACGCCTTCTGATCGATCAAAAGTCAGTGTCACCAAAGAAAAGAAGCCAGCAAACCCGTTCGCGAGGATCGCGTCCCAGGTCCGGCCCGCACAAGTTAACTAGACACGCGTTAGCAGCCGAGAATTATGCCCGCCAAGTGGTAGCGGGTAAGGTAATCGCCTGCAATTGGGTGATTTTGGCGTGCAAACGTCACCTGGCCGACCGCGAGCACGAGAAGTCGAAGGACTTCCCCTATTGGTTCAGCGATGAGCGGGCAAATACAGCCTGTGATTTCATCTCGGAACTGCCGCACACCAAAGGCAAGTGGGCAGCGGCCGGCGAGAAAATCAAGCTCGAGCCGTGGCAACAATTCATCGTTTGCTCGTTATTCGGTTGGCTTCGCAACGACACAGGGGTTTACCGGTTCACCGAGGCCTATGCGGAGATCCCGCGAAAGAACGGCAAGAGCATCCTAGCCGCGGGCATAGGGCATTTTAAGTTTTCAGCCGACGGCGAGTTCGGTGCCGAGGTTTATTCCGGCGCAACCACTGAAAAACAGGCGTGGGAAGTCTTTCGGCCAGCAAAATACATGGCCGAGAGGACCGCTGAACTCCGCGAGGCCTTTGGAATTGCGGTCAATGCCAAAAGCTTAACGATCGCAGAGAACGGGAGCCGATTCGAGCCGGTAATTGGCAAGCCTGGCGACGGTGCTTCGCCATCGTGCGCAATCATCGACGAGTACCATGAGCATCCCTCAGATGATCTTGTCGATACGATGCGGACCGGCATGGGCGCCCGCGAGAAGCCATTGCTTTTGGAGATTACGACCGCGGGCAGCGATCGGTCGTCACCATGTTATGCGAAGCATTTAGAAGCACAAAAAGTTCTTCAGGGAAAACTGCAGAATGACCGGCTCTTTTGCATCATTTTTTCAGTCGATGAAGCGGACGACTGGAAATCTGAAAATGCGCTGGTCAAGGCTAACCCGAACTTCGGAGTTTCGGTTAGCGCCGATTTCCTCAGAGCTGAACAAAAGGCCGCAATCGAATCGGCTCGCAAGCAAAACACATTCAAAACCAAGCATTTGAATCTTTGGGTGAACGCGTCCGTCGCCTGGATGAATATGGCGAAGTGGGATGAATGCGCGGACCCGGGCCTCAACATCGAAGATTTCTCAGGTTGCGAATGCTTTATCAGTTTCGATCTGGCGAGCAAGTTGGATTTTGCCAGCAAGGTTAGGCTTTTCCGCAAGGTCATCGAAGGCAAGAAGCACTATTACGCCTTCGCAGTTCACTACCTGAACGAAGAAGCAGTCGAGCAGGCGCGCGGCGAGCACTACGCAGGATGGGCGGCGGAAAATCGCATCGTCGTGACTCCTGGCAATGAAACCGATTATGTCTGGATCCACGAGGATCTAGTCGAAGATTCCAAAAAGCTGATGGTGAGGGAAATTCCTTACGATCCTTACCACGCTGCGCCGCTGATTCAGTTCATCAAGGCCCGCCCGGACTGGAACCAGAGCATTCCGTTTGTAGAACTTCGGCAGTCGATTGAAAACATGTCGAGCCCGATGAAAGAACTAGAGGCTGCCGTCAATTCCGGCCGTTTTCACCATGACGGCGATCCGGTTTTAGGCTGGATGATTTCTAACATCGTTTGCCAGCCGGACCGCCGAGACAATCTTTTCCCGGACAAAGAGAGAGCGGAAAACAAAATTGACGGAGGAGTCGCTTTGATCTTTGCGACGAATAGAGCAATGCAGGGCGATGCCGGTTCTGTCTATGACACGCGCGGAGTGCTGACGGTCTAATGCGCTTCGTTGAGTTTTTCAACCGCTTGAAACGCGGATACCGGGCAGCCACCGGTGATGGTTCGATCGCGCTCGATGACCGCTATTGGTTGCATCATGGTTATGGGCGCATGTCTGCGGCTGGCGTCAGGGTCACTCCGGAGCTGGCCCTTACGCTCGCGGCGGTTTATGCCTGCGTCCGCGTAGTCTCTGAAACTATCGCTTCGCTGCCGCTGGTCATTTACAAACGGCTTCCAGATGGTGGCAAGGAACGGGCGGATAGTCATCCGCTATATCCGGTCCTCCATGACAAGCCGAATTCTTGGATGACGTCGTTTGAATGGGTAGAGCTAATGCAAACCCACTTGGAAATGCGTGGGCGAGCATACAACTTTATTCAGCCTGGTGCTGACCGTGCTATCGATGAATTGCTCCCAATTCATCCTGACCGAGTCACAGTAAAACGGCTCGCGAATGGGCGCTTGCAGTACCAAGTTCGCACGACGGGAGCAACTGAAACATTTGCGCAAGAACAAATTCTGCACTTTCGCGGGCAATCGCTCGATGGGCTTGACGGTTTTGGAACCATCAATGTGGGCTGCGAAGTGATTGGAGCCGGTCTCGGCCAGCAAGATTACTCGGCGCGCTACTGGGACAACGATTCAAAGCCCGGCGGAACGCTGGAACATCCGGCCAAGCTCAGTCAAGAGGCTTATGTACGGCTGAAAGAGAGCTTTCAGGAAGCTCAAGTACGGGAAAACCGGCATAAGGTAGCGATTCTTGAGGAAGGCGTCAAATATAACGCTATCGCGATCACGAACAAAGATTCTCAGTTCCTCGAAACCTTGCAGGCTCGTAGAAGTGAGATTTGCAGCCTATTTCGAGTTCCACCGCACAAGATTTGCGATCTGACGCGCGCAACCTTCTCGAATATTGAGTCACAGAACATCGAATTTGCGACTGATTCAATTCGGCCGCGCTGCGTGAGGTTTGAAAAGCGTCTGAACGTTGACTTGATTGAGCCTCTGAACGGTGCTTTGGGCAATGACTATTTCGCAGAATTTCTGATGGATGCTTTGCTCCGCGGCGATTTGAAGAGCCGTTATGAAGCGTATTCAGTTGCGATCGATCACGGCTGGATGTCGCCGAATGACGCGCGCCGAAATGAAAACATGAACCCGATTCCTGACGGTGACCTCTACATCCGGCAGATGAATACCGTTCCGTTGGGCACTGATCCCGCGACGACGACCGACGAAGCGCCGGCGGAAGACGATACCGGCGTCTCCGGGAAGAAGCAGCGGCGGAAATTGCAAATGAAGCGGCTGAAGCAGATTGCCGAAAGCGCCGCAGAACGATGCGTCCGCAAAGAAGTTAAGGGATTACGCGAGATCATCTCCAAGGCGGACAATGGGAAGGCTGAAATCGCCGCATTTTATGAGTCTCATCGCGGGTTTTTGATTACGACGCTTCGTCTTGATCCCAAATTGGCCGCTGAATATTGCGATGGCAATTCCCTTTGGGTACAGGCTGAACGCGATGAAGCGGTCAAGGCAATCGAAGAGAGATGCAGCGAGGTTCTTGCGGATCTCGCCACTGGAAAATCTGAGCGGAGGCTTTTGCCAGCATGACTAAATATTCCCACATCATTTCTGAAGTCTGCCGCAAGCCTTGGGCGATCCTTCCGGAGAAACTCGCAGTCATCGCCCAATTTATCCGCATGAGCGCCGCCGGGGAGAAACTCTCCGAAGAAGAAATTCAAGCGAGCATGAGCGCTGGGCCCAGAGTTTCCCCAAAAAGTTCAGGCGCGGTCGCTGTGATTCCCGTCTATGGAACGATCTCGCGCCGAATGAACATGATGTCGAGAATGAGCGGTGGAACGTCGATTGAACAGTTAACGGCTTCCTTCCGGCAGGCCATGAGCGATCCGAGCGTAAAAGCGATTGTTCTAAACGTTGACTCTCCCGGCGGGTCGGTTGACGGGGTTCCCGAACTCGGCGCGGAGATCCTCGCAGCGCGCGCACAGAAGAAAACCATTGCGGTCTCTGACACCATGGCGGCATCGGCAGCTTATTGGCTGGCCTCGGCGTGCGATGAATTGGTCGTTACGCCATCCGGTTCGGTCGGCTCAATTGGCGTCTTTGCCGTGCATGAGGATTATTCCAAGGCCCTCGAAACCGAAGGCGTGAGTGTCACTTTGGTAAGCGCCGGGAAGTACAAGACGGAAGGCAATCCCTATCAGGCACTTTCCTCAGAAGCAAAGGACGCGTTGCAGTCCGACGTCGATAAATTTTACGGAATGTTTGTAAAAGCCGTTGCTCAAGGGCGCCGCACGATCCAGGAGACCGTGAAAAACGGATACGGCGAGGGGCGCATGGTCATGGCGCAAGACGCTGTGAAAGAAGGCATGGCCGACCGCGTAGCGACCTTGGATCAGGTGTTATCGGACCTCGGCGTCGGTTCAGGGAGCGCGAAAATCGCAGCTTCTTCCATCTCTCGCCGAGAACGAGAACTTTCGCTTTACCAATAACGACTGTCCATCTGTTGGCCACTGGCAATTATTCAGCACGCGGTTAGAAGTGAGCAAAACAATCAACTGCTGAACTACCAATGGCAGCTTAATCCGAGGCGGGAGCGGAAATGCGACGCCGCTCCCAATCCGGCCCGTTGAGATAAACCCAATTTTCGCTGCCCAAAGGCGGCAATGAGCCAAAGCAGTTTGATCCCAAGATCAGGCGGGCGCGGCTGTGTGTGAGCACTACCCAATTCGCAGTACAGGAGAAATCAGAAATGGCAAAATCCAATATTCACGCACTGCGGCAGCGCAAGATCGACGTGACCAAAGAGCAACGGGCACTGCTCGATGCTGCTGCCAAGGAGAGCCGCGAACTCAACGAAACAGAGGCGGCGAAATTCGACGACAACATCAAAACTCTCGCCACCATCGAGAAATCAATCGAGCGCGAAGAGCGCGTTATGGAACTTGAGCGCGGCATGAATGGAACGGCCGACGCGAACGCAGACGCATCAGCCGCAGCTGGCGCGCCCAGCAACGACAAGCCGAAGTTCAAGAATTTGGGCGAGCAACTTCAGGCAGTCGCGAACGCTTATCGCAGTGATGGCCGTAACCTCGATCCGCGGTTGATCCATGCGGCAGCGTCGGGCATGAACGAGTCTGTCCCCTCCGATGGCGGGTTCCTGATTCAGCCGGATTTCGCGACGGAAATCTTCCAGCGTAGCTATACGCTCGGCGAAGTCCTTTCGCGTTGCCGCAAACGTTCGCTCACCACATCGAACACGATGAAGCAAAACGCGATCGATGAAACCAGCCGCGTCGATGGATCACGGTCCGGCGGCGTACTCGCGTACTGGGCAAATGAAGCCGACACCGTGACTTCCAAGAAAATCAAGTTCCGTCAAATGGAATGGCGGTTGAATAAGCTCTTCGCCATTTACTATGCGACGGATGAAGAACTCGCGGACGCGCCGTTCTTGGCCCAAGTGTCATTGGACAAGTTCACGGAAGAAGTGAAGTTCAAAGCCGAAGATGCGATCTGGGAAGGTGACGGCGCTGGGAAACCAAAGGGCATTCTTAACGAAGCCTGCTTGGTTACGGTGGCGAAGGAAACTTCACAGCCGAACACGACTATCGTTTCCGAAAACGTTCTGAAGATGAATGCACGGCTCTGGGCTCCATCGCAGGCGAACGCCGTGTGGTTCGTCAATCAGGACTGCTTGCCGCAACTTCCACAACTCAACATCAAAATCAAGAACGTGGCCGGAACTGAAAACGTCGGCGGCATCATGACACCGATTTATCAGTTCCCAAGCGCTGGCGCACCGGCTGGAACCATTCTCGGGAAGAAAGTGGTTCCTGTTGAATACGCTTCCACACTCGGGACGCTGGGCGACATCATCCTCGCCGACATGGATCAGTACCAGCTCGTGGACCGCGGCGGTGTCGAATCCGCATCCTCGATGCATGTCCGCTTCCTGAATGACGAGATGGCCTTCCGGGTCACCTTCAGACTCGACGGTCACGCGCTGTGGAACTCGGCACTAACTCCGTTCAAGGGTTCGAACACGCTTTCCCCGTTCGTGACCCTCGCCGGCCGTCCGTAATTAACCCAGTAGTCCAAAGCGGAGAGGTCTAACTGGCTTCTCCGCTTTACGAAAATTCAATTCACAGGAGAATTCACCATGAAAGGTTATGTATCAGCAGAAGAGGGACACTGGGTACTGCCAGTTGCACCGGTTGACATTACCGGCGGGGTTACCGGGCAGGCCTTTGCCCTGAAAGACTATCAGCACGCTTCGATCGTGGTTCCCATCGGAGTTTCGGCGGCGGCGTTCACAAAGATCATCGTGAATCAATGCACCGATTCGTCCGGTTCGAATCCCGTCGCAATTGCGTTCAACATTTACAAGCAGGAAACCGCCGGCGTCTCCCATGATGTTCTGGGCGCACGCACGGCAGTAACCTCGGCTGGGTATACGCCTTCGGCGAATGACGGGATTTTCTACGTCATCGAACTGGATGCGAGTGAACTAGCCGATGGTTCGCCTTATGTTCAGGTGCAGCTGACCAACGGAACGAATAGCGTGATTGCGGCAGTCATCGCGCTGCTCTCTGGGCCTCGCTATGCTGGCGTCTCAAGCGTAACTGCTACCGCTTAAAGCGCCCTCCCTGGGAAAAGAAGGCGGTTCAGTCTCGCCGCCTTCTTTCTTCAAACTGACAACTCAATGCACGAACCTTGCAATATATATTCCGGCAGCGGGAGCCCTGAAGGACTGGTTGGGGCCGTTTCTGGGTCATTTTATCTCGACGCAGTAACCGGAATTCTTTACCACAAAGGACAAGGCAGTTCCGCTACTGGCTGGATTGCAGTCGAATCCGGCACGGGATCGCAGGGACCAAAAGGCGATCCTGGACCGCAAGGTCCCAAGGGCGATAAGGGCGATCCCGGAGACGCCGGACCGCAAGGACTTCAAGGCGCAACCGGTTTGCAGGGTCCCAAAGGGGACACAGGCGACAGCGGTCCTCAGGGAACGCAAGGCATACAAGGTCCCCAAGGTTTGCAAGGTGCTACCGGAGCAACAGGCGCGAAGGGTGACACTGGCGCGACAGGACCTCAAGGCCCTCAGGGGATACAAGGGGCGACTGGAGCAACCGGGCCGCAAGGTGCAACAGGACCACAGGGGCCCGCTGGAAGTGACGCAAGTATCCCATCCGGCTTGATTGCAATGTGGGCGGGACTCCTGGCGAATATCCCGTCAGGCTGGCATCTCTGCGATGGACTGAGCGGAACTCCTGATCTCAGATCGAAGTTTGTCAAAGGTTCAGCCGCTGGAATCGACCCGGGCACAACAGGCGGCGGAACATACACCCCATCCGGGACAATTTCAGCACCAAGTTTCACAGGAACCCAAGCCACTCTTACAGGTTCGGTTTCAGCTCCTACATTCACAGGCAGTCAAGGAACCACGTCAGCGGTAAGCGCCGGGACACCGTCCGGAACCAACAGCGCGCCGACTTTCACAGGGAATGCAGTTGTCGCAGCTTCGACCAACAGCGGCACAAAGCTAGTAACCGGGAACACGAGCACAGGCGTTTCGCCGGTCACGACGGCAACCGGAACGGTATCAGCGCCAACGTTCACCGGTTCGGCGATGGGAACGCATACGCACACGTTGACGCCCGCGGGAACAAATTCCGCGCCCACGTTGACCATGAACGCTTACACGCCGGCGGGAACGATTGGGACACCGACGTTTACCGGAACACAGGCTAGTCCCGAGCCCGCTTACTACTCGCTGGCTTTCATTATGAAGCTGTAAAGGAGATTCCAAATGCAGGACTCGCGCCCATTCTTTTCCGGAAACGGATCGCCCGAAGGTCAAGTCACCGCGCCGGCTGGCGCCTTCTATCTCGATGCTTCGACAGGAACGTTCTATCACAAGGCGCAAGGCTCGGCTGCAACAGGCTGGACGGCGATCAACCTCACCGGAAACGTCACTGGCAATGCTGATACTTCAACCCTTGCAAGCGGTCTTAAAGACACTTGCACCGCAGCTTCTGTAGACGGCGCGATCTCAGTAAAAACCGGTACCGTTGCAATCACAAAGGGTTCAGCGGCTGCGTTGACTTTGGCCGCGCCGACCGCAACCACGGATGACGGGAAGGTCCTCACCATCATCGGGACAACCGCCTTCGCGCACACGGTAACAACGCCTTCAAACAAACTAAACGGCAACAAAACGACTGTGACCTATGCGGCGGCTGGAGATTCAATCACGGTTGAGGCTTATCAGGGAGTCTGGTATTCGCGCGCGTTGAAAGGCGCTCTCATCAGCTAATTTTTGGCTCCAACCTTCCGGAAAGGAGTTGGGACTTGCCAGAGCGGAATGCTGACTTTATGGAGCCAGCATTTCAGTCCGGCACATTCAATGAATCGGCATAAATTTCATCATCGGCAAGCAATCAAGCTGTGGTATCCCCCGCTCGTCTCGGTCGATTCCGTGACCTACATCGATCAGAATGGGGACTCGCAGACATTGACCGAGGGAACTGACTTCCAAGTTGATCCGGAGAGCGAACCGGCGATCATTCAGCCTTTGCCGAATACTCTTTGGCCGATAACCATGCGCGGAGTTAAAAACGCCGCACAGATCCTGTACACGGCTGGATATGAAGTGGATTCTTCAGAACGCATTAGCGGGGAATCAACCGCGTCGAACGTTACCGAGCCGGAAGTCTTGACGGTCACCGCGCCTTCGCCGCCGAAACAAGTTTCTAGCTATACGCTTGATCTGACTATCCCCGAAGAGCTAGTGTTGGCGATCAAGCAATTAGTCCTGCACTGGTATCAGAACCGCGACATCATCATCGCCACGCCTGGAGCCGGTGGACAGCATCAGCCTTTGCCGCAGCACATTAATGAACTGCTTGCGGATTACATGCAGCATGATTTCTCTGCACGTTACTATCCGCGCGAAGTCACGCTCGACGATAGCGCAGATGAACCGGTAACGCTGGATTCTGCGAAACAGTTTTGCCGCGTGACTTCGGCCGCCGACGATACCTTTATAACCACGCTGATTCGCGCCGCGCGGCGGCATCTTGAGCGGCAGACCTGGCGCAGCCTGGTAAAGAAGCAATATTTGCAGAGTCTTGATCACTTCCCCGGCCACATCTGGCCAGGAACAGCAATCAGTTTGTACGGGAATGAGTACTACTAAACACAACAGGAGAGAACCAAAATGGCAAATGAAATCACAGTAAGCGCAAGTCTCCATTACTCAAAGAACAAAGCTTCCGCGCAGCTTTCCACAAGCTACTCGGCTACGCAAACCGGCGACAAATATGAGTCGGGTGTACAGATCATCGGGACTACCGAAGAGAGCCTCGCGAAAAACGATGTTGGGACCATCGGATTTCTCGCCGTCCGCAACCTCGATACGACTAATTTCGTATCATTCGGCCACACTACAGGCGTCTATGACGTAAAAGTGTTGCCGGGTATGGGCGCAGTCATCCCATGGAACGGAACTAGCGTTTTCGCAAAAGCGGACACGGCAAACTGCGAAGTTGAATACCTGCTGATAGAAGCCTGATTTCGCGCGGTTCTCTCCCTTGCTGACCGAAATGGGCAGCGGCGTTTTCTGCCTTACCCGCTGCCCGTTTGGGAAATAAAACGATATGGTTCAACTTCTCTACACTCCGATTGGGAGCATGAATCGGTTAATCGATTTCATGAACCCGGCATCAGGCAGGAATTCGGATGGAACTTTCCCAACTCCAGTGGCATTTGCGACCGGCGTTCCCGCGGCAATTGAAGGCCTATGGTCAACCACGCAAGTCACCCGAGCGACACAGCAAGTTGTTGCAACGGTCACTCACAGAATCACCATTCGTTACATGCCTGGACTGAGAACGCGCATGTTTGTGGTCTATCACGACCCAGACAACGGCGATCGCACATTTTCAATTGATCAAATCATTGATCCCGACGAGCTAAAGGTCGAACTGCGGCTTTTGTGCATTGAGAGGAATGATGGCCGGTAGCGTTCAAGTTCACGTACAGATTTCCGGCCTCGAAGATTTGCAGCGGAAGTTGACGACTCTTCCGATTCAGCTTTCAAAGAAGATCATGCGTCAGGCCTTGCGGTATGCGGTCACGCCGTGGCTTTTTGGCGCGCAGAGTTTAGCTCACAGATTTACCGGCTGGATGGCCTCGCAATTCACCATCCGGACAAGCGTCAGGGGCGATGAACTGGAAGGCACGGCTAAGGTAGGAATCAAAAACAAGCAGAATCCCGCTCGACATCAGAAACATGTTCCCGGCGCTGCGAACGAATTGCTGTGGAATGAGTTTGGAACGATCAAAATGGCAGCGCAGCCGGTGTTGCGGCCGGCCTTTGAAGCGGGCAAAGATGCTGTTCTAGCGCGGTTCATTGAAAAAGTGAGAGAGCTTCTCGGCGAGACTTTCCAGTGATTGAAAACGCGCTGTATCAGGCTCTTTCGCAATCCGCAGCGGTTACAGATCTACTCTCCGATTCGACCGCAGTGTTTTACAAGATGATGCCGAAAGACACGGTTCTCCCGGCAATCGTTTATCAAAGCGTTGGCAAAAATTCAGTGCATTCGTTTGACGGTGAAAACGAACTGCAAATGAAGCGATTCCAGTTCGACGCTTACGCGGTTGACCCGTTCGTCTCGCGGCAGCTATTGAACGCCATTCACGATTTGCTTGTGCCATCGAGTTCAGGGCCGCAACCCGCATTTCCGTTCACCTTACCGGACGGCACAGAGATTCAATCGTCGGTCGTTCACAACGACATGGACGCAGGTTTCGAGCCTGGCGAGCCGGGCCCGTATGGAGAAGTCTTTCGCACTTTACTCGATGTTGAGCTCGCTTACATCGAGAGCTAACCCACAGGAGAAAAACAGATGAGCAATGCCATTAAAGCACAAGGCACGCTACTGAAGCGCGCCGGAACAACCATCGCCGAGGTCGTCAACATTCAGCGGTCAGGGTCTAAAGCGGACCTTGCCGACGTGACCAACATGGATTCCCCAGGAGCCTACCGGGAATACCTGCCGACTCTATTGGATGGCGGCGAGATCTCCGCAACCTTGAACTACTTAGGGAACGCGGACGCCACACAAGCCAACCTGCAATCTGATTTCGACTCTCAGAGTTTGCAGACTTGGACAATTGTCCTGCCGGGCGGCAAGGGCACTTGGACGTTCTCAGCCTACGTTACAGATGTCAGCTTCAACCTGCCCCATGACAAGCAGGCGGAGTTGAGCACAAAGCTGAAGATTACCGGACAGCCAACCTTCGCGTAAAACGTTCGGGATCACTGATCCAGTGTCACTCCTGCGTTAGCTGGCATCAAGGGGTAGCTTCGGCTACCCCTTTTGCTCAATGAGGCTTAAAAATGAATTCTGCGCTAAGGCGGCGTATTGCCCCTTCCGTACCCCTGACGCTCGAATTGAAGGACGATGGCGGCGCATCCTTCAAACGAGACTTCCGGCTCGCCTTCGATTTCAACGTCTGCGCAACCATCGAGGAAAAGACCGGCGTCAACGTTCTCAATGCTTCGGACTTCCTGCCCAAGCTCACCAGCCCGAAGGTAATTTCGGTCTGCTTCTGGGCCGCGCTTCTTCCCCACCATCCCGAATATGAGGAATTCCCCGAAGGCTTGCATGTAATCCGCTCCTACATGGGCGAAGACAATCTCAAGCAAATCTCTGATGCCATCTGGGAAGCCTATCTCTTGTACTGCCCTGAAAAGAAACGGGAAGCACTGCGCAAGTTGGCTGAACAGGGAGAGAAAGAGGCAAACCCTACCCCGCCGAGTCAGACGACGCAGAGCCCGTCACCTGGCTCAAACTCTGGGCAATCGCCCGAGCTGATCTCGGACTCGGCTACGAAGAGTTCGGCCGCCTAACCGAAGCGCAATTAGACGCATTGCTTGAGCGAAAGATTGAGTTCTACCGCCAAACTAGCGGATTGATTTCAGCGACGGTTGTTAACGCGAATCCTTTCCGCGGCGAAGATGCTCGGCACTTCAGGCCAATAGATTTCTTCCCGGCACCGGGGAAACAGACAGCACAGCAATCAATCGAGGAGCAAATGAGGATTTTGACTTCAGTCATGGGAGTAGGACCGGGTAAACCCGGACGGGCATAAATGCCAACGAACATTAAGAAATACAAAATAGTCGGCAACTTTGGCCCTGTGGGAACTAAGGTCATCGATCAGGAAACGGGGCAAGAAATCAGCCAAGTGAAATCCGTTTATTGGAAGCATGAAGTTGGCGAAGCTCCGCGATGCTTTATTGAACTCGTTGGCGTCGAACTAGAATCTGAGGCCGTACTTGTGGACGCGACGGATATGGATTGCGGACCTTGGCGCAAATGGCTACCTGCGCGAATTCTTTCGCTGGCCAAAGGAAAAGACTGATAAATGGCATTCTCTCTCGGCTCACTATTTGTCGATCTTCGGGCGAACACTGCTGACTTTGTCGAAGGCATGGGGAAAGCTGCCTATGTCGCGAAAAAACTAGGCAGTGACGTAAGCGAATCGCTTGAATCGATTGGCGGCGTAGTCGGTCGCTTGCTTGAGCCTCTGGGAGAATTTGGCGCAGTTTTAGGAACGACATTAGAGCGCATTGGATCGGAAGCGGGAAGTGCGATTTCTTACTTTGGGAAGATGGGCGGCGCAATTGGAGCAATCGCAGGAGTCGGCGCAGGCGCAGCGGCAGCGTTGGCGATTGTAGAAACTGGCGCCATCGGGTTAGCAATTCACACCGCTGAAAGCGCGGCGCAACTTGGGGAACTGTCGGCGAAAACTGGCGTTTCGACCGAAACACTTGCAGGCCTGGGATTGATCGGCAAGGCCGTCGGCGCAGATATGGCGACACTGGCCAAGGGCCTTGAGCTGATGAACAACTCAGCGGTCAAAGCTTCCATTGCGCCGACCGCATCGGCTACGGCTTACTCACGTCTGGGAATCAGCGTTCGCGATGCCAGCGGGAAAGTAAAGGATTCTGGCGACCTCTTCCTAGAAGTTGCCGACAAACTCTCCAAACTTCCACAACCGGAACAGGGATATTTCGCAAAGCAAATCTTCGGACGCGGCGGCGCGGAGATGATTCCGGTAATCAATCAGGGAATCGACTCCATCCGGGCCAAGATGGAAGAGGCGAAAGTCTTAGGCCTTGGAGATCCACAGACGATCCAAGCCGCACAAGAGTTCAAGGAAACGCTCGCGCTCATCGGGGCTGAGGGCCAGGGCGCGGCAATGCAGTTGACGAAGGAATTGCTTCCAGCTCTGCAGTTCGTGGCAGGGCGGATTGCTGATGCCTTCAAGACTGGCCAAGCGCAAGAGTTTATTCATATCCTCGGGGACGTTACAAAGGGCGTATTTGTCTTGGCAGAGGCGTTCGTCGGTGCGGGTCGCTTGATGGTTACGTTCTTTGAAGTTGTTTGGAACACGATAAGCACAGGATTCAAGGCGATTGCCGATGCAGCAGATTCGGCATGGAAGCTATCGAAGGGCGACTTTTCCGGAGCGGTGCAGGCTTCGAAGGATGGCGTCAATGCGCTGGTTACCGGCGGATTCGCGCTAGAAAAATCTTGGGGAGATGCAAAGAAGACGGTAGGAGATACCGTCTCGTTCATGCGTGGGGTGACTGATGCGCAATTGTCCCCGCTGAAACCCCAACGTCCCCACACTGGCGAAGCTGACCTTGAGCCGAAAGCCGACAAGAGCGTTGAATCGATTCTCAAGCAGATCGATGCGCTAAAAGCCCAAGCAAATGCTGAATTAGATCTAGCCGCAACTACTTCGCAATCGATCGCGGCGCAGAATCTTCAAAAAGCAGCGGGCGAAGCCGACACACTCATCTCGAAACTGACGGCAGAAGCGAATGCCAAGGAAAGCGCAGAACGCCAAAAGCTACTCGGCATCATCAAGCAACACATTGAATCCATCCGCGCGCTCACTGCCGAAAAGCAGGTCGCTAAAGATGCGGTTGCCATCGACGCGGAACTTCAGAAAGAAACACTCGGCTACCAGCGCCAAATAGCCTCTCTTCAAGCCCTCTCCCAAGCCTATGCACAGGGTGGCGCGGCCATCGCGACAGCGGGAATCAATCAGCAACTAGAAGCCGACTCGCAAAAGGTCGCGCAACTGTCCGAAGAGTACGACTTGCTTTCCAAGATGCAGGGCGTCTCGGCTGAAGCGCTCGGGAAAGTAAAGTCGGCGCTCGATACAGCTACGGCGCAACTGGAACAGCATCGCACGCAACTCGAAACCATCCGGTCCCTAAAGTACGACGAAGAAATCAACAAGCAAGGCGATGCGATCCGTGGAGCCATCCCGCTGATCGACAATCTCAACCGCGCCTATCTCCAGGATGAAGAGTCCATCCGGCGCGCTCAAGTTCAACTCCAGCTCTACAACTGGCAATTAGCGCATCCTGGAGCGAGCCAGGAACAGATTCAGGCGATTACAAACCAATTCGAGAAGCAATCCGAAGAAGCTCGCGACTCCCAAATCGCGCAGGCAGCGGGCCAATATAGCCTGAATCGCCAGTACGACGATACGGTATCGAAGCTCGAGCGAATCCGCGAGGTTATGCAGGCGGAAGGACAGAGCACGCTTCTGATTGACGCGAAGATCAAAGATGCGCAAGAACAGTTCATTCACCAGTGGGATGAGGCAGCTTTCAAGGTCGGATCATTCAGTGAAAAGTTTAAGGCTGTAATGAATGAAGTGGTTCTTCAGGGCAAACACGCTGGCGAAGTCATGGCGCAAGCCTGGCTTTCCGCAATCGACGGCATTGAAACCAACCTTGCTAAGTTGCTGACCGGCCAGAAGACGAATTTTAAAGGCGTATTTCAAGGCCTTGCCGAACAATTGACGAAAGCGCAGATCCAGAAGGGCGTTGGAGCATTAGTCGATCACATGCCCTTTCTTAGGAACTTGGGTATCGGGCCGAAAGCCGATGGCTCAACCTCAAACAATGCCCTTTGGGTACGTCTTGCAACGTCAACTGGTTTAACCGTTGGTCCAGCTTCAGTTCCTTTCGGTTCCGGTAACCCGCTAGCAGGTTTCGGAATCGGTTCAGACGCGGGCGGGGGACATGGAAGTTTTCTCGGGTCATTTCTTTCATTATTCGGTGGCTTTCGAGCAGGCGGCGGCGACATGAGCCCGGGCAGCTGGTATGTCGCCGGTGAGCGCGGACCGGAGATTGTCGCCGGGCCAGGAACGGTAATCCCGAATCATGCGCTCGGCGGGCGCACCATGAACATCACCCACAACCATAACTATCCGACCGCTGCGAGCCGGGATCTGTTCGGCAGGACGCAAAAGCAGAATCAAGCGCGGCAGGCACGGAATATGCGGCTGGCCTACTCCTAATGAGTTTCTTCGAGGTTGAGTTTCCCCGCGCAATCCAATTTCAGCGAGTCGGGGGGCAGGCATTTAATACTTCTGTTGTCGCGACGCAATCAGGACAAGAGCAGAGGAATCGCGCCTGGGCAAATCCGCGCGCCCAATATACCGCAGGACTGGTTACGCCAGTGAGCGAAGTCGGGAACTTGCAAACGTTTATCGACAATGTGCGCAACTTCTTTCTTCAGGTCGGGGGGATGGCGGACGGCTTCAGGTTCTACGATCACGTTGATTGCGTCTCATTGGCGCAACCGATGGTTCTTGTCAGCGGTTCAGTCTGGCAGTTGCAAACGACGTACTCTCTGGGCGGCCGAACCTATGTGCGGACAATCACTAAGCCGATTACTGCATCTGTGCTCGATTATAAGGGCAATGCTCTCGCTAACACTGTTTCGATTGTATCCGGCGGCACGCTTGTTTCTGTAGACCACACGACAGGGCAAGTCACGCTCTCGGGAGTCTCAGGAACGCCGGTTGCAACCTGCAAATACCATATTCCCGTTCGGTTCACTTCTGATGCCTTTGAGCCTGAAATCGAAGAGTCAAACGTCGGCGCGGGCGCAATTATTAAGTGGAACTCGCTGGGGTTGATCGAAGTCAGACCGCCGAATTACTGATCTTGTCGAAATGCGAGAAATGCAAAAAGAAAATACCGGACGCTCTAATCTGCCCCAGTTGCGGACGATGCCCAGAGTGTGGCCATCCCTACCTAGACAATGAAAGCCTGCTCCTCGGGTCTAAACACCCACATCCAAGGCGGTCAAACGACTCTCGCGACACTGTTCAAAGTGACGCGCCGGGACGGAACCGTGCTCGGATTCACAGATCACGACGTTGACCTTGTCCTCTCGGGCGTAACCTACCTTTCAACCTCCAGCTACAACCGTTTCAATCTGAACGAAGGCTCAGACGCGAGCGCCAAAACTACGGAACTTGTCGGCGCGATTGATTCGGTCATTACCCGAGATGATCTCGAGCGCAGGCTGTACGACTACGCAACAATCCAATTGCTTATCTGTAACTGGGAGAGCCTCTCTGATGGATCGATGATTCTGGCAACTGGAGCCTTCGGGCCGGTGACGATTGAGGAATTTCAGTTCCGAGTCGAGATTCGCGGCATGGCGAAACCGCTAGAGGACATGGGTGGAGAAATCTGTGGGCCAGGCTGTCGCATTGACTTCGGTTCGGCCAAGTGCGCACCGGGCGGTTTTCTTGCCGACGGAACCGACATCAATTCCCTTCTCCAAACTGGAACAGTCACAGCGACGGATGGCGTGAAGTCGATCACGTTCTCTGGGATGACCGACCCGAGCAAGCCGGATGGCGGCAATCTAACTTTCCTCTCTGGCTCAAACGCGAACATGAGCGCGGAAATTAAAACTATCAATTGGGGAACGAATACGCTATTGCTGCAGCCGGGCGCGTTGCTATTGGCCAACATTCAAATCGGTGACACGTTCTCATACTTCCCAGCTTGCGACAAAATCTTTTTCACCTGCTCAACCGTTTATTTGAATGGCCTGAACTTCCAAGGCGAACCTCACGCCTTCAATCCTGACGAGTCCCTCAACTATCCGGACTACTTCCCGCCTCACTAAATTATGGGATTCTGGAGTGCCATCGGTTCAGCATTCAAAGCAGCCGCGCCAATCATTGCTATCGATACCCTTGCCCTGCTTCTTAAAAGTGGTGCGAAGTCTTCCAACCCCGACACCCTCAAAGACAAAGCTTTTCGCTCTGACGCCTATAATACTCCATGGTCCCGATGCCGGGGCGTAGTTCGTCTCCAAGGTAAGGATCTTTGGGGAACGAACATCCAAACGTCGTTCTGGAAGACCACTTCCGGAGGGCTGTTCGGAATCGGTCAAACCTCGGTCACCTACGCTAAATATTCTGCGTCTCGCTTCATCGGGTTTGGCAAGAAGCTAAATGGCGGCACAGCGGTCAGATTCCTTCGCATCTGGGCGGACGGCAAGCTTCTATTCAATGCGGTCGCTTCGACCGGAAGCATTACGGGCTCTGTCACAGTTACAGTGGTCGGTGGCGGCCAGCTTCCAGGCTCTCAAATCCTTCAACTCGACATCGCCTCGGGCGCCTCTGCGACTC